TTTTTTTTATTTTGCTTTTTCTATTTCATATCTAGGTTCTTCATAACCTATAGTTCCATCAATATAATCGTTAAATGAATAAGTACCAAGAAATTCTTCTTGAGATAACTCAGTATCTTCATTATCGGACATTGATTCCCACATGCGGGTAAGGGCATAATTTTCTGCTTCTTTTTCAGTACGAAATACTTCTACAGATACATCACACTCTCGGTCTGCATCCCAAATTGTTTTTAGTATATATATTCCTTTAACTCCACCAGGCACAACTTTTATTTCATTCAGTATGTCTGTTAATTTGATCACAATTCAACAATTTTGTAAATCTTAGTTCGTAGTTGTTTTAATTCATCGTGCTGAGTGAGTAAAATAGTATTCTTGTAATGTTGCCAGTTGATTCTATAGTTAACATCAACAACACCATCATTTAATTTTTTAATTAACTCATTTAAAGCATTAATTGTATATAACGTATTTGATTCCTTTTTACGGTGTACTAAAATAGTATTATAAGGAATCTCATCAATTTCTGTTTCCATAATATTGTAAGTACAAACGTACTCGTTATTACTCTTCACATATAAAACAAATATTTTATTGTATGCTATTGTATAATAATTTTTGATGTCTTCAATAAATCCATCAATTTGTTGCTCTTCTACGAACGTGCAAAATAACTTGTTGGTAAGCGCCATATCTTCAGTATGGCCATAAATATCATAGGGGACGAAGGTTGTTGTAGTTAGCTCCATGTTGTGTTTTTACTGTTAATCCTTGTTGTGTAAATATGTTGTGTATGTCGGTTAATAATTCCTCCCCGTCGGCTTGAGCATAGTCAAGTAAAATAGAGTCATACACATATAGTATAGGTTTTGTTTGTTTTCCTTTTAATAATTCAATTATTTTACGTAATATATTAATATTAAGTGATGTCTCGTAATTTTGAAGTATGTAATTGAATAATTTATATGGGTTAGGATTGTCAATGTTTTCAAGGCAATAACCTGAAATGGGCACGCTAACTTTACCTGAGTTATTGTATATCTTCCAGTTATTGTCTATGTATTCTTTACATTTAGCAAAGAAAGGTATATCTAAATATTGTTCTTGGATACCACCATACAATTGTCTAAATACATTTTCTTTACCTACTTGCTCATATAATTGGGAAATGTCAAAGTCACCACCCATTAACTTATTTGCTAATGTAGGGTGGTAAGATGAAATGTCAAATTCAACTAAATAATCGTTTTGAGCAATAAACGATTTACGAGCACCACTATCCTTGTTTAAGGCCGCAAAATTAACGCTATTAAAACTATTAGATGGTCTCCTTGTTGTTGTGTAAAGGTTGTATTGAGTAAATATTTTATCATCACTGATTGAATAGGATTCGTGTAGTATTTCATAAAATTTATCAAGGTCGTGTTTATTAATCCCCATTCCATTTTTTTCAATCATGTAGAAAACAGGAGCAACATTATTGTTATAGAAATAAAAATGGGGTGGTTTATCCATAAATAAAACGGGTTTAATTTTATCATAAATTAATTCACACCGTTCATAATGTTTTACAATAGGGATAATTTTATTTATATCATTTCTATCTCCGTATTTCTGATAGAAATGTTGGTGAACAGGAGTGTTAAAATCTAATTTTTCAATATTAGATATAAAATTTAAATCCTGAATGTTGTGGTGTTTAAAATGGTATAATGTTGCTTTTTTATCTCGCACATATACTGTATCGAATGAGTCAAATAATGCTTTTAGTAGTTTAAGATCAACCGAGAATGTATCATTATGGTTGATAGGGAACATAAATCCTTTTTTATACCCTATAGGACGAACATAAAATAAACAGGGGGTAGTTAATGCGGGATGATATAAATCGTTGCTTTGAACAACTTCAACAAATACCTCACTAATGTCTTTATTTTTATTAACATCAATAAAGTATTGTAATTGTTTATTATTTTCGACGAGCCAAAACACTTGATATAACCTTTTACCTTAATATACGATAAAAGATTTAAAAAGCCAAATTTTTTAAGTTAGTCCAGCTTTTTCGTAAATATCATCATCCCAAATACTTACCCAGTTAGCTTGAATAAACGATACTTCACTCATATCATCTATATAATCCATAACAAAGTCATCATATTGGGTTCTGTTTATAGGTTCACCTTCAGGAAAGTCATTTATAAAATCGTTTAGTATATCTTCATCTTCATAAGATTCAATAATATCTAATACATCCTCATAAGGAGCCACATATTGAGAATTTAAGTAAGCATCATTTAGATTAAAATCATTATCGTCTTCATCATTAAAATTGCTTAGTCCTGTGTTTCCAGGTGTAACTTTGATTTCCTTTAAACGAGAATTTTCAGTTAATTTATTTTCTACTAAGAATTGTTTTAAGTTAAAATGGTCCATATTATCTAACTATAAACACCTCGTTATCAATTTTTAAAGTTTCAAGGCCGTTGACATTTATCATTCTAAAAAAGTTTTTTCCTAAATCAAATACAGGAATTACTCCTTTTTGGAATGGATCATAAGGTAATTTTCCACCTCGTAATGCTCTTTTATATATAGGGGACTCTCTAGTTACAGCAGTCATAACTCGTCGTTGTCCGTTTTTCTTTTTAAAGGTTGCTGAGAATCGTTTTCCCTTGGTTAATATAATTTTATCAAGTGCCTCTTGTTTAGTAATTGATGCTTCTACTTCCTCGTTAAGGAATTTTTGCTCATACAACGCATAACGCACTGATTCTTGTATAATTTCTTTTAATAGGGATTTTTTCATCGGTAAAATTCGCTGTAGTTTTTAAAGTAATTGCTTAAACCATACAATTTTTTTCTTTGTTCTTCAAGTAAAACAATATTTTTATTGGTTTTTGCTACTGTTTCCATGTTTTCCCCACTAGTTGTCCAGAGTATGGTAAAAGGAATGTAAATAGGCCAATTATATGTGTTGTCTTTACTTAATATCTTATTATAAATATCGGAACTTGTCTCAATAAATTGTAATTCGTTCGCTTTTTTAACAAAATAACGAGTAAATGAAGGATATTGGGGTGATGGTTTAATATATTTAGGTTCTAACAATGAGTTTAACGATTGTGGTACTCCGTTTTGTTGGCGAATAGTATCATACTGGCTTGATAAATAAGAAAAATTATTTGGATCCGGATCAGCACCACTACTGTATTCTTTAGTAGATATATTAACTAATTTTTGGGGAATACCATCACTTGGGTTTCTACCACTAAAAACATCACCAGTACTTACTATATAATAATATCCGGTATAAGGTACATTAGGGGTACGTTGTAATGCATATTTATCCCCATTAGTATATAAATTGGTTATTATTTGTGATTTAGGATAGTACATTATTAAAAGTTAGGTACACGATATAAATATAAAGTATAGCAATTTGAAGGTTTACTGTTATACACAAAACTAAAACCATAGTTGTCCCTAACATCCGATGACCATCCTGAGGGTGATTTAGAACCTACATAGATTTGAGTGTGTCCAGATAATCCGTTACTATCACCTGAGTCTTCTGAGTAATAAATTAATATGTCACCAATGTTATAGTCAATACTATTAATTGCTTGTTGAATTTGGGTTTTATTTAATCCTTCACCTATTAACTGTCCGGTCCATCCTAAGGTTTTTAATTGGAAATCATACCCTGAAGTTTTAGCATCACCTCCTGATGGCAATAGATTAGGTTTAATGTATATTGTTTTTCCTGTTTTATAATTTTGGAAGTTTACAGCAGTATTATATACCCCTCGAGCACACCACCCTGATTGTTCTGTTATTAAGTAATTATTTCCAAAAGTAAGATCCCATGCTTTAAATGAATCATTTAATTGAGTTATAGAAATGTTATAAGGACGTTTGTTATATTGAGTATTAAGTTTATAAGGTTTACAAACACCGGCAACAATGATAGTTGAAAAATCAAGACCTAATACTTTAAGAGGTTTAATGTCTGCTTTTTGAGCAGTAGTTAAATCTTTTTCTTTTAAATAAGTTAATGTAGCTAATTTGGTAATCCATTTGTGTGTTCTTACCTCATGAGTAATACCTGTAATTAAAAAATTAAAGTCATTTTGGTAGCTTAATGGTAATACATCACTTGATAATTCAAACTGTTGAAATATTTTTATTCCACTAATACCTAATAATTCAATGTCTAACTTAATAGGGATAAATGTAGGATTAGATTGGTTTTTTTCTGTAAATTCACCCACTATTGCTTTAAATAAATCCGATACCATAGGTCCATTGTTATCTTCATCAGACATTTTTAAGGATAGCCTAACAGCAGCACTATTAGGTTGTGGATTTTTCTGTAAGTTATCTACTAAGTTTTGAAATGCTTGTAAGTTAGTCTTAAAGGTTGCTTGAAAGCTATCAGCAAATGAACCTGTAGGTTGAGATGACAGTATTTTGTCTGGGTAAATCCGATCTATTAATCCTTTACTTAAACGACTAAAACTAGTGGCTTCCTCACCTAATTGATTTCCGTTTGCTTGGGCACCAATTGAAATAGCAGATGCAATTTCTGGGGTGATCTGTGATTGTGCTTTGAGGCTAGTAACAAATGATCCCTGAGTGTTATTGTCGGGTCCAATTCCTTGGGCTTGTATTAAAGTATAGTTTTGGTTATTACCATATTTTTTAGTTAATCCTTTAATACGGTTTTGGTTTATGTCAATAATAGTTAAAACATTAGGTGTTTGGTCAGAATCAATTACTACTTGAAAATCATTTATACCACCTAATGCTCTGTTAATATCATCACAAGCTGTTTGTAAAAAATTTCGTAAAGTAATTTTATTTTCTTTATCTAAATTATCAGCAATTATTTTAGATAAATAACCAGTATTTAAATAAATATAATTTATGTTCCCTATTTGAGGATAAGCAAAGTTTTGTTTTCTATTTGAGGGTATATTAGAGTTATTTAATAAATCTTTATTAATTTGAGTTAAATTATCATCTCTAAAAAGATAAAAAGGATGAAAAGTAGCAAAATTAGGATCAGGATTTGTTCCATCCTCTATATTTAACTGTTCATTATATAAATAACACTTAGTTAAATCAGTAGATATATGACACGATAAAGCATAAAACGGTTTATCACTTTCCCAATCAATAGAAACTATTCCCTCACCATTACTTATTAAATTTAAATTTTCAGAAATAAAACGCAATAATGCTTGGAATGAAATATACATTTCTAACCCTCCATCATTGTATTCAATATAGTTCATTCCCCTATATTCGGCGGTAATATTTTTTGCTATAAATTCTGAATAGTTAATTGCCATATTTTATAAGTCTATTCTATATCCAACAGGGTTAATTTCATCTTCGATATAATTTTGAAAATCAGTATTATTATTTTGAGTTTCATAAATATCTAAAATTTTAGTTTTGATAAGACCTACCGAAACATCACGAACGGTAACAGTAGCAGCAGCACCAGACACCTCTTCAAGTCCATTTAATATAGTATCAGCAGTATATCCTGTATAATCCCTAAATTGTTCAGTATTGCCTATAGAATTAATATCCCTAGATACAGTATTTAAAGCAATTTTAAACCTATTTAAACTATCTAGATTTTTATCATCTATACCAATAACATTATCGTTGTAGTATTTATCTGTAAGTTGTAAGTATTGGTTAACAATACCAATAAGTTTATCTTTAGCTTTAGGAATTTTTTCAGCTTCTTTTTGTTCTTGATCAATAATTTGTATTTCTTCCTGGGTGTTTGTACTTAGCCCATTATTAGATTTAATAACAACTAGATCTTGATACATTTGATAAAATAAACGATTTAGGCTACTTAAAGATTTATTATTAACAATATTTAATAAGCTAGGAGTAATATTTGAGTTTTGAATTGATACATTAGATGCATCAGCTACATCAGTAATAGATGTATTTATTTTTAATGAGTCAATTATATCACCCCAAGAAATTAAATACAATGTTATATCATAGGTTAAATCAGAGCTAAGTTCCCAACTAAAGTTAGTTACTCGAGCCAATAACCCGTCATAATTGTAGCTAGTATTCTTTTTATTGTCTTGAAGTTTTTGTTGAATAATAGTAGGTTTAATTTTATCTGATTTTGTTCCAGGGTATAAAAGATTTAATATAGATGCTTGGGTTGTTTGTGACTTAGTATTATCATTTAAAAAATAATCAGTATGTCCCCACTCAACTACCATTGTATAACCTAAACGCAAGTAAATAGCCTCAATTGCTTCAAACTGTTTACGGGTAAAACATTTAATGTTTAATGTTACCTCGCGCAATGAACCGTTATTTTTATAATTACTAACCATGTTAGTAATACCAGGTAGTGGTTTTAAACCTTGGGCGCTATCAGATAAAAATCCATAAGTTGAATTTAAATCATATCCGATTCCTCTAGGTAGTTCTTTAATATTTACTCCACCCCATAAAACTAAATTTTTAGCTAATTCATAACCACCAATGTTTCCTTCGCTTATACCTAAATTATTTTTTAATGTAGTTAATCGTTCAGTACTATCAACACTTACTGCTGATGATAAGCGAACAAATGATGTTGAGCTGTTAAAAACAACTAAGTTGTTAGGTTCTTGCCCTCCATCAACTCTATTTCTAACAGATAATTGTTTTTGTCTTATTTTTACTTGGGCATCTACCCCACTATCAAAGGGTAAACCTAAAATTCTTGGAGTTGCCATTACCTTGATTCATTTAATTGGTTAAAACTAGAAATTATTTCAGTTATATTACCTGGGATTCTTAATTGTGTTCCAGGAGTAATAAATAGTGATGCAAATGGTATAGTTGCGTTAGCCGATGCTATAACCCAATATAAAGTAACATCACCATAGTACTGTTGCGCTAAATTATCTAACCTATCACCCTCAGTTGTATACACATATATATCGTTCTCCGAATAAGGAATTTCAGGGTAAAAAGTAGTACCTAAGTACCTTGTACCTGTGCTTGTTTTTAATTCGGGTATGTTAGCGTAACGATTCATTATTAGTTAAATGCGGTTCCAGAGGTTAAATTTTGATCTGCTGTAGTTAATGCTGGAGGTGTAGCAGGAATAGTATCAGCTATAGGTATGCCTGTAGGTTTTATGTATCCTTTAGTTCCATATATGTCTAAAGTAGTTGGAGATATAGTTGATATATTTCCAGAACGAGCAATTAAATTAGCTTCTTCACCAGGTGCATATATTCCATCACTACCATTACTAAAGAAATAAATTTTACCATTATCTAAGTATTGGTTATCTTTTCCTCCAACGTTAGTAGGATTAGTAATAAATGCTACATCTCTACCTCCATCACTTAATCTTGGAGTAAAGTCGTGTATTGGGGTAAAGGCAACATCTACTTCAAAATATTTTGGAGTTTCCATTAATCCTTCATCCTCACCTAATTCGGGCGAGTTAAGTGCAATTTCCCAACTTGCTTCCTCGGGTATTGTATAAGTTAAATTTGTAATAAAGCCAGGTACATACATTAGATAATCACCAATAGTTAATCTAATTAAATTACCTTTCATATATCCACCATTATAATCAGGAGATAGTGAGGAGGCAAGGAAGTTTAACTTTTGATATAAAGGTCTCATTTCAGCTCTTGATTGAGCTGCTACTTTAAATGAAAAATTAATAGCACGAGATGAACCTTGGTAGTTCCAAACTTTATCACCTCTACCTACAAACCTATATCCTTCCCAGTCTGAGTTGTATTGGTCAGTTATAGCACCTAAAAATGCTCTAAAGTGAACAAATGTAGATATATCAGGGTTAGTATTATCTATTACTTCAAATCTAAATTTGACTAAATCTCGTGTTAATACATCGGGATCTAGTACAACTCTATCTCTATATAATGGAATCATGTTGATACGATCAACAGTAGCATCATCATATATGTTTAATTTTGAACGATTTCGAGTGCGTTTACCGGGATTTCCATCTCCAATACGTTGCATTCTATTTACTCGAGCGCTTTGATAATCAAAGTAATAAATACCTAATTTATCAGGAGCACCAGTTATGTCTTTTCTAAAATCAGAAGGTACTGCTTTTCCAGATTCTGCAGGGTCAAGAAGTGATTTTCTGTCTCTTAACTGTGTTTGGTTAAAAGTATAAATTCCTTTATCTTTAGTATTTAAAGTATTTTCCTCAGGAAATGTATTACCTAAAGTGTAAACACTATTTTGGAATAATTGGTTTGTAATATTAAAATTGTCACCACCATCCGTTACATTAGTTTTGATGGTTATATATTTTAAATTAGTTGATTCTTGAGAAACACCACTTTTTGTTATTCTGATTAAGTCATCAGAGGTTAATGGTGAGGTTGTTCTATTAAAACTTTGAGATAAAGCAGCGTTAATTTGAGCATTAGCATCTATTGGATCTCTTAAAAACGCTGTGTTTTGAGCACTTCTAAGTTGACCACCATTAACAATTATTCCTTGGTTATTGACACCTAGCAAATCATCAACGTAACTACCAATAGTAATTTTATTAGCATCAACTAATGTAGTATCATTTAATTGATTAGGGTTTAAGTATTTTTCACTTAATCCTAAAGTATTAATAATTACTTTAGAATAATTATTAGTTTTATTAAAACTTTCTTCTTTAGATTCGTTTGTTCTTTGTTCTAATTCTTTAGGAGATAATCTATCATTAGAAAAAGGAATACGAGTTCTACCTAAACCAAATGAATCGGGTCCACCAGTATACGATAAAATATAATTATCGTTTGATGCTATACCTAAGTTAGCAGCCTCTAATGGGGAAACTAATGATGATAAAAAGCCAAGAGGAGTTATTGCTTCCTCAGGACCAGGCTCTTTCCCAATTTTTGATATCTTTAATAATGTTAATCGGTTATTATTTTCCTCACTATGGAATCTTCTATAAACATTAGCATATTTAACATCATCGTTGAAAATAGGAGCAATCCCTTGTTTTTCAATGTGTAAACCCGTTCCGGCTCCAGCAACTTGAGCTAGAGTCATTAATGGGTTATATAAACCGGCTACAGGATTTGATCTGTTAGGACGGCCAGGTACTAAAGGGTTTTGTAATGATAATAATTCTTGTTTAGCAATAAACAATCCACCATTTCTACTTACTAAAAATTTACTAATACGAGTTGTATCATCAACTCTGTTTTCAAGTTGATTTTTTGGGTCTCGTAATATAAAATCAGGAAAAGTAGAGTCAGGATCACTTTCTACCGGTGGTAAATCTTTAATAATAAATGGTTGTTTACTATTACCTCCTCCGGGACGATCATTACCGAACTCTAGGTTACGGTATTCGGTTCCAACATCGGTTAGTAGTTTTCTTAGCGCCATTTATTTTATTTACTTATAAGCAGAAAGTTTCCATTCAATAACATTTATATTATTGTTTGTATGATTAAGGACGCTTAGGAAGGCGTGTAATTCTACCTGCAGCTACTGAATCAGGGTTTGAAATGTCGCTTCTTAAAGTTTCATCGTAAGTTCCTTTTTCAAAGCTATCGTTAATAGCAGGGAAATTAGGATCTAAATTTTGAACTAAAGGCACAACACCATCCAATGACTCATCAGTGTAAGTTTTTGCTTGTAATCTTTCTAATAAAGTGGTTCCCATAATGTGTTATTTTGTTATAAATATTAAAAATTATTGTTTTTATGTTGTAGCACTTGTATCAATTCCACTACCTCCAAATGATCTAATATTAGAGGATATACTATATGTTGAGCGGGCTTGTGCATTACCTATGTTAGCACCATTAAGTTCAAGTTGTACAACAGTAGTTGAAGGTGTTACTTTAACATTTTGTTGTGTTGGTGCAGCTTGTTGAGGTGCTACTTTTATTGATCCTTTAGGACGTGATTGAATATCGTTTACGGGGATTGGGTTAGTAGTAGCAATGATGTTGTCTTTATCATTTAAAGCAAATATTTCACCTTCATCAAACAACATACGTTTACCGTATCCTGTAGATATACCATCATCCATCTTTTTAAAGTCTTGGAACATACCTAATAATGCTCCTAAACCTGCTAGAACAGCAACAGTAATACCTCCAGCCGTCAATACATTACCTATAGTTAAGGCACCAGCAGATGCTATAACTAATTGACTAGCCATTAGTGATATACTACTTATTAATCTTACTAATGATAAACCAGCAAGTGCACCAACAGTTGCTAACACTAAAGTAGAACTAGATGCTAATGAAGCAAATGCATTTAAGATTGGTTCTAAAGCATATCCAACATTACCAATTATCTCTTGTATTTTTTCTAATGTTGCTTTAAATTTATCACTAATAGATAACGCTTGCATTTGTTCATAGTTAGCCTCACCGAATTTAGCTCTAAAGGCATCAGCACCTAATGTTAAGAAGTCTTGTTGCATAACCATTTTACCCAATTCCTCACGAGATAATCCTAATGCTTTAGCGGCAGCATCCTGCGCTAAGCGGTTATCTGTGGCAAAAGCATTAATTAATTCTTGGTTATTACCAATTTCTTCAGTTAATTTAGCTGTTTGATTAGTTAAAGCATAATAACGAGCAGCCTCTAAATTAATCTGTTTACCAGTCATTAATTCGGCTGCTAATTCGTTTTCAATAGATGATTGAAAATCAAGTAATGATGATGCTATTTGATCAACCTCACCTAATGTTAATCCTAATTGTCTTGCTTTAGTTGATGCTTCAGCTAAGGCATTAACACTTCCACCTAAACTAACAACTGTAGCAGCACTAGCATTAGCTATATCGCTAAACACAGCTTTGATGTTGATAGATGTGTTTTTCTGTTTGTTTAATGCGCTTACTGTCTTAGATGCATTGTTTAGCGTGGTTTCAGTGCTTTCGCCTTGTAAACGCGCTAAATACGTTAATTGAGTTGCCTCTTTAGTATTAAATCCTAATCGTTGTGTTAAATTAGTAAATGTTTCTAATGTTTGTCCTGAAATGTCTGCGGCAAATCCTAATTCAGCACTTAATTCTCTGAATGATTGGTTTAGTTTTTTGCTAGTAATGAAAATATCACCCGAGGTAACTGCTTGTCTTTCAAGTTCATATGAAATACCACGAGCTGTTCCACGAGTAATACCAAATGCTTTTTGTAAATTAGTAATTTTATCATCAGCCTGTAGGAGTGCTTTAACTAAAAATGCTCCAATAGCCAAAGCAGCTAGTTGCCCACCTGCTCTTAAATCCATTACTAATTTTACGGATTTACCTAATTCACCTGGTAGTTTATTAGCGGCTGCTACTAGTTTATCGGCAGTTGTTAATTCTTTTTCACGCTCAGCATTTACTTTTTTTAATTCCTCTATTTGTAATTGAGTTAAAAGTAATAAACGAGCACTGTTACTCATATTTCGAGTTAATCCACCAAGATATTTTTCATTGTATATTAATTTCTCTTGAAGACTAGCAATTTCACTTTTATCTCTTTGTTCTACAGGTAAAGCTTGTTGTTCTTTAAGCTTTTCAGTAATATCATTTATACGATCAATTTTATTTTTAGCTAAAGCTAATCGTCGTGCATCCTTACCTTGTAGCTGAGATTCTAAAATAGCTTCTTGTTTTTGTGCCTCTAAAATTAATTTTCTATTTCTACTGACCTGTTTTACTTTTTCAATAGAATCATCCAAGTCTAAATTTTGATCGCGAATAGCTCTTTGGATTTTTTTATTAATATCTAAAGTATCATTTTCAAATTGAGATCGTTTAGATTGAATCCCTAAAATTTCTTTTATTGACTCTAAATAAGATGTAGATAATGAATAACTCTCACTTTGTAAATCAAGGCGTCTCCGTAGGATTTCGTTTTCCTTCTCAAGAAGAGCATTTTGCTCTTGTTGTCGTTTTAATTCCTCGGGTGTAGCCATTTGTTATAAATATTTGAAGGCACTACTTTTGTGTAGTGCCCCCGTTGTATTTTAATTTAGCACCTTTAACATAGTCGGGAACTTGTACTTGTCCTGATTTAACTTTGCTAGTAAAGGTATCAATATCATCTTTTTCTTTATTCTGTTCCTCGTACCAAGTTTTAATTTGGTTAAAAGTATATATGCGCAACCATATAGGCATGTTATACACATCAGGAAATGTATATCCACCTTTACCGTGAAATACAATCTGGTGTATTTGATCAAACATGGCTTTCCTATACTCGGGAGTCAGGCCAAAAAAAGCTAAGCCCAATAGGTAAATTAACGTCCTCCTCAACGCCGTTTGGTCCATCAAAGTCAAATTTTAGGTCAATATCGGGTTGTACTTGGCGAATATACTCGCGTAATGCGCGCGAATCTTGCGCTAAAAGGTAGTTATCGACGAACTCGCGAACTACCTTAGGCTCGCGGTTACCTTCGATAGAAGTAATCATATACTTCAAACGAGTTGATAATTCGGGAACGTTATCTTTATTAATTTTCTTTAATCCCTCTAATTCACGGTCAATTTTTAATTCATCCCCGTGTGTTAAGATTTTAAAGGTTAAGTTAGTATTTGATTTAGGTAAGGTAAATTTAAATTCATTGATACCTGGAGAGATAAGTGATTCATCGAATGGTTTATCCTGCATTGTGGTTAAATCAACTGTTACATCTTGTCCTCTGTATTGGAATGAGTAATCTTTACCATATCCTAAAATACGGGCGGCAATCATAATTGCATTCTTATCACCAATAATTAAATCATTGTAATCAACATTAGATACAATCAATGTTTGTAACAATTTATCTAATACAACACCTTTTTGAATATATGATTGGTTAGTAAGAATATCTTCTTCTTTAGCCGTCATATACTTCATTTCAACGGTTCCACTAGATAATGGGTTTGATTTTGGATAAAGTAGACCTTTGGATGGTAAATCTACAACTTCGGTGGGCATCTTAAATTCGCTCATAATTTATTATAACTTTATTGTTGTATATAAATATATAAAATACAAGAAGGCTTGCCAAAAGACAAGCCTTTCTTGAAAAAATGTATAGTACTTTTTAGAAGTTCAATACACAGTAATCCATACCTAATGTCATGGTAAGATTTTGTGCTTCAGCTTCCGTATCCCAGTTATATTCACCAAAATCGGCTGATTTAATAAAGGCACCCATTAATACCCATTCAGAAACAATATCACCTACTGGACCTAAAACATCCAACACAATATCTTTCTTATAGAAATCAGCATAACCATCACGGCCAGTTACTGATTCATGGTGTAAACGAACCCATTCCATAGTTGCTTGAGCACCTGAAGGAGTAATGGGGTCGAATAATGTTAATGTTACATCATTCCACAACATTTTACCTTTGATTTTACGGTAAACGTTGATGTGGTTTAATTTGATTTCACCTTGATCAAATCCTAATCCATTAATTCCTTTAATCATGTATGAAGGAAAACCATCTACGTACATGATAAAACGGTTCTTTACCTTAGGTTCAAAGGCGGTGAAAAATATTTCGTTAGAGCTTAAAATTGCCATGTTCTTATTTTATTATAAATATTATTATTCAAAAGAGGCTCCAGTAGGAAGAATATTAAAGTTCAACACTACGTACTCAGCAGTTTTGGTTGGTTGAATGTAAATAGCACCTACTAATTGGTTGCGATCAATTACATCAGCTGTGTTGTTTGATTCATCCATTACTACCTTGTAAGCATACAAACCTTGACGTTGTTGTACTGATGCTAAGTATGGGTTAACTTGAGACAAGAAGCTGTTACGAGTTGCAACACTGTTTTGTTCGAATACCAAGTTATTACTTACACCACCAATGTAGTTTTTCAAAGAAATCAACAAACGGCGAACGTTTACGCGATCCAAAGCACTTGCTTTAGTTTGCAATGTTTTCTGACCAAATACTACAATACCTTGTCCTGGGAAAGTAGCGATTGGGTTAACTTTACCTAAATACAAGCTATCACGGTTTGCTTGAGATAATTTTTGTTCAACACGTAATACTGTAGACAATCCACCTCTGTTAAATCCAGCAGGTGCAAACCATTCAGCAGCTACTCTATCGTTATAAGCGTAAACACTAGGAATCATAGTTGAGGCAGGAACCCAAACGTTTTTACCAGTTTCAGGATCTTGTACTTGCAACCAAGGCCAGTAAGTAGTTGCATATGAGTTATCTAATTCAGCTGCTTCACTTACAACAGTAGAAACAGTAGAACCATATTTAACCATATCAGTTACGTAAATAGCATCGCCACGGTTTTGAGTATTTAAAACAATACTTGCAATAGGAGTTGCATAATCAGCATTATACAAACCAGGAGTAATCAATACGTTGTATTTGTAATCATCAACATTTGATAACAAATTGATCATGTTAGTGTAGTTACCAGCTTCTAATCCTTGTGTGTTACTTGAGTTAATAAGTTCATAGAAATTAGCACCTCCTTTAACATCACCTGTAGCACCAGTGAATGAACCACTAGCTACTAATGGAATAGAAGAAGTGTATTGTGCTTTAGCAACACCGTTATTATCAAAATAATCAGGAGTAGTTAAGTTAACAGACTTAACACGAACATATGCTGATTTATTAGGGTAAGAACCAGATACTTCAATTTGATTAGTAGTTGCATTGTAGTTGTATGTGTAATCACCGATTACAGCACCAATAAAGTTACTAGATCTAGGATCTAATGACAAACCACTCCAAGTTTCTAATACAGAAGGAGTATTTGTGGTATCATTACCTTGACGGATCAACAATGTGAATGTTCCAGATCCAGTATCGCGTTGAGAAATTTCCCAACGAACGTTATCTCCAGAACCGCTCGCTAAAGTACCATTAGTTCCTAATGAGCTGCTGCTGTTCATGTTGATACCTTTAGAGAAGGTTTCTAAAACAAACGCAGGTTGACTAGATGCTTGAGCAGAGGCGGAAATTGCGGTTGATGTAGCTGAGGTATAAGAACCTGATACTACACGAGCAACCAATAGACTGGTTCCACCATTGTTAAAATAATTGTATGCTGCTATATTAGTGAAATAACCATAAGTATTACTACCACTTGTAATAGCACCACCAAACACTTGTTTAAATTGTGAATAAGTAGTTACTAATGTAGGGATCTCTACAGGACCCTTTGCGGTAGGACCAATGATTGCTGCCCCAACCACAGCAGGTTGTTGAGTCACTTGTGACTGATCGTTTTCATTCATGAAAACCCCTGGGGATATAATTTGTTCTGCCATTGTATTTTGTTATAAATATTACAGAACCCTGTAAAAAACTTTAAGATTACTTGATTTGGGTCATTGTAACGATTACAGAGGGAACTCCTACTCCACCGTTTGCAGGAGCGGCAGTTTCGGCAACTAATTGTGCACTAGCACCGCCATTGACGTACCATACTAATTCTAAATAATCTCCGGCAATTAAACTTTCTACGAAATTCCAAGCTGCAACATACTTTTGGTTTTGGTTCTGAATTGAAACACCTGTGTTACTGTTACTTACATCTATTCCATTTTTCCTTAACCAGATATGAACGTCGGGAGATCCACCTACTGTAGTTTGAACCTGTGCTGAAAACTGTAGGTTATAAATACCGGTCCTGGTTACTGTAACTCTTGAATTTGATGCTACTGTAACTCCGTCTTGAATGACTGGGGTGTTTAAAGTAATAGAGGCTGACGCTCCTGTCACTACTGTTTGAGTACTTGTATCGTAGAATGTACCAACTCCTAAGTTTGTAACTCCGTTACTTGCATAAGATGAAGTTAGTGCATAAGATGCAGAGGTTGCAAAAGAAGCAGTTCCGGTAATACTACCAGATAATGAACCTGTGATTGATCCAATTTGAGCCGAACTACCTGATAAAACAGGAACGGTTAAAGTATTGGTTGATGGGTTATAATAAGGACCATTTGATCCGTCTGCCCCTAACTGGTAATAATCATTTAATGCACCTGTTGAATTCTTAAATACTAGCGTATATTCAGCATTAGTTGAGTTATTAGAAGCAATATATTCTTTACTAGCAGAATCGGCCGTTTTAGAATTCAAGGCATTAGTTGCCCAAGATGCTGTTGCATACAAAGGACCGATAATTGTATATGAACCGGAAGTTACTAAGTCATATGCTTGAGAACCAGATAAAGCATCTACAAACTGATTTACGTGAACTGCCTGGATAGTTTGTCCGGTTTGGATTTGGGCTAAATAATTTACTGCGTTTGCCATTTGTTATAAATATTACTACAGGCCGAAACGTGATTTTTGTGCGGAGTAGTTTTGTAGGACTTCTGAGGCTGAGAGTGCTCGATTGTATATTTGGGTTGAAGCTATATTTCCGTTTAGGTATCTAGAAGGACTAAACTGCCACCTACCTAAGCTAATGGTAGTTTGAACGGTAGACATAACAGGTTCGTTAGTTGCAAATCCATCTAAACTTCCGTTAATGTATAATTTTGTACTTCCACTTTCATATGTACCTGTAATATGCCTCCAGGTTCCATCTCCAACCTGAAAAGATGAAGTAGCTCCGTTAGTATTAGGATAAACTCCCCACTGTATCTTTTTATTTAAATCAGGTCTGTCTTGGATAATAAAACCTTGTACAGGAGGAGAACCGCTATGGTTGTTGTCTAGTAAAGCTTGAATGGTTCCTGTGGTAGTTCCGGTGGTAGTCCACTTAACCCACATACTTACTGTGATTGAACCGCTAGTTATAATTTGAGAAGGTCGTGTAATAGTAATATAATCATTCACTCCATCAAAAACAATACTACCACCATTAGCAGAACTAAACGTAGGTCCGTTTGTTAAAGTACCGTTATTAGAACCGGCCACATCAAACCAAGTAGTTGAACCAGAAACATAAGAATTTCTATCGGCAGCATCTAAACATAATACTAGACCGTCTGTTATGATTTTTCCAAATGCGTATTGGGTTGCCATATTTTATAAACCAAATCTTGTTTTTGTTGCGTTGTAGTTTTGGAGAATTTCTGATGCTGATAATGCTCGATTGTAAGATTTAAAAGAACCGTACTGTATATTTACATAAGCAGCGTACTGTGAGTTAATAGGTGCGGCTGCTAGATATAAAGGAGCATTAGCAAAATTATTGGTTATTGATCCTGTTGCAATAATTACTGTATTTTTATACACTAACATACTTCCGGTAGCATCCCTAGTTACTGTTACGTTGTGCCATGTTTGTATAGGGAAAGAATAAGTTCCTACATCAGATACGGAGCCTACTGTTCCTCCGCCGTAACTACTTATTACTAAATTCGTAGGAACTCCACTTCCTGTTAAGTTGGCATACAAAAAACATTCAAATGTTGACTGAGCATTTCCAGAAAATAATACTCCGTATCTATTACCAAAGCTTCCTGAGAATCCTAGTACTGTAGGTTGGTAGAACCAAACATCATGAGTAAAAGGACCTGATCCTGTGCTAGCGTATGATCCTGTAGATCCTATAAAGTAGTCGTTTGTTCCATCAAACACAATCGATCCTAAAGATCCAGTATTAAAAGTAGGTCCATTAATTAATGATCCTGATCTGTTTAATCCTGATAGATCAAACCAAGTAGTAGAACCGGACATGTATGAATTTCTATCCGATGCATCAAGGGCTAGTACTAACCCGTCTTGTATTAAATCTGGTCCACCTGCGACTCCCATATTATAATCCGAACCTTCCTTTCAAGGCGTTGTAGTTTTGTTGAACTTCTGAGGCTGTAAGGCCTATAGTATATATCATAAGAGAAGCTGCATTACCTTGTAATTTTTCACTACTAGCATCAGCATTTGTAGCAATTCTAGCATTTGTAGTATTAAAAATTCCAGAAGATGTTACTGGGGTTCCTATTTGAACACCGTTAAGATATAATCTAATAACACCGCTAGTTCTAGTTCCAACTAAATTACACCAGTTATTTGCAGTAATACTTCCAGCGCTTCCCTGTATAGTTATACCTCCTCCAGGGGTTGTTGCAAAAAACGGTGCTCCATTTGAAGCAGATCCAAGGCCGTAAAATCCAGTTTGATTCGAACCTATGGAGTAAAAGAATGCATTAACACCGAAAAATTGAGTTTGCCTAACCCACATACTAACACTCATATCTCCTGTTCCAATATTTACAGAAGTACTTCCACTGGTTACTATCACATAGTCATCTACTCCGTCAAACACAATTGAACCAAGTGACCCTGTATTAAACGTAGGACCGTTAGTCAATGTTCCGTTATTAGTGCCTGCTAAATTAAACCAGGTAGTAGACCCAGATACATATGAATTTCTATCACCGGCATCTAAAGATAATACCAGTCCGTTTGTTACTACTACAGGGCCATTAGAGAACAAAATTTGTCTCCTTTCTAAACTCGTTTAAAGTTTCTTGATTAATGTTTTTCTTGTATTTGCTATGATAAGTAGTATGACATTTATAACATAATGTTATTAAATTAATTAAATCATATCTCAAATCTACATATTTACTAAAAGATAATATATGATGAGCATTTAATACTTGACCTCCTCTTTGTAAGCAGCATTGACAAGTATAATTATCTCTTTTAAATGTCTTTTCTCTTAAAACAGACATTTCATATTTTCTTATAGTGAATCGTTCTTTATTAGATTTATCAAAATTCCAATTTGGATGATTTTCACCAGTTCTAATTTTCATTATAGCTATAATTTTAGGCATTTTTACTTTTTGGGTTATTTCCTTATTATAACATCCACACGAATATACCCTACCTGTTTTAAATGAACGTGAATTTATTGATTTTTTAACTCCACAATCACATAAAGTTAACCAATAATAGTTTTTATTTTTTTTATAATCAAATGAAAGAATTGTTAATCTATTAAATTTTTGACCTGTTAAATCAATAAATCTATTACTAGTACTTATTTCACCTATACATTTTTTGCAAGTAAATTTATACTTTTGTTTTAATAAAACATGTTTTTTAGATGTGTGATTAACATTACATTTTATACATTTATATTCTATATCAAAATTTGAGGGAGTATCTTCCCATTTTATAGTAATAGTATCTCCAGGTTTACATACATAACCTAATTTATTATACCTTGAGTTATTTATATTATTTGTTAATATATTATATGTTTGATATTTTACACTCATATTCCGTATCTGCCTCTTAGGGCGTTAAAGTTTTGTGAGACTTCTGCTTGGGTTAAGGCTTTATCATATTCTAAGTATGAGCTGATGCTTCCGCTTAAGTTAAATAATCCGCCATTATAACTTCCTATAAATCTTGTTCTAGATAAAGGAATTTGTATATTTGGAAATGTTGTTGTTGTTAATAATACTCCGTTTTTATATACAGTCAGACTTCCTGCTGGGTAGTTTGTATAGTCAGCCACAAACACATAATTTGCCCATGAATTAAGAGAACCTGAGAATATATTAGTAACATTAATTAAATCACGTGCAGTATCTGTTGCAAATTGCCACGTCACTTGATTTATGTCACTTCTATAAATCCATATATAACCTACAGTGTTACTTTGACTACCGTCACCTATTAGTGTTGGTAAAGTACCAAGTGTACTGGGTATGTAAGCCCAAAAGCTTAATGTTAATCCAGACGATGTTAGATGAGCAGGTATTGATACATAATCATCTGTTCCATCAAAAGCGATTGCCCCGTTTCTATAGACTGGACTATTTATTAATGTTCCCGATAAACTGCTACTAGCAGCCACTGTATTAGTCCAAGTAGTACCTGAAGATCCTGATAAATAAGAATAAGGATTACCTGCATCTAGGTTTAATACTAGACCGTCGGTTACTATGTCTGGTATTCCATACCTGGATTTGTAAGCGTTGAAGTTTTGCCAAACTTGGAATTGGGAAAGAGATTGGTTGTAGATTTGGGATGTTGATATTGATCCTGAAAACGGAAATAGAGTGTCTGATATTTTTATATTAGTGCTAGGGGTTAAAATTGTTGATGTCCCTGTGTTTTGAGGAGTTCCATTTACGTACAAAATTACATTAGCATTAGAATTTATAGTAGCTACCAAATGATACCAGGAAGATGTATTAAAAGTCACTGTAGAGGTAACATCATGTGCTATTCCTGTTCTTCCAAAAGTAAAAGCATTACTATTAAAAGATGTAAAGTAATTATTAGAGTTCCCATAGAACATTACTCTTGTACTATTAACAGCAGATGGTTTAACCCAATTTACAAAAGTAAAAGGAGCGGGGGGGTTTGTATAAGGAGTAGTTACATAATCAT